AATTATGGAAAATAAAAAAGACTTAATGCCAATGAGCCCAGAGGGCTATACTGTGGCATCAGCATATATTGAGAAGGGTACAGTTCAAAAAGCTGCACGACTACTTAATATGCTTCCACAGGAAGTCTCTAGGCAACTGGAGGATCCAAAGGTAAAAGCTTATATAGATCAGGCATACCTTGATTCGGGATATAGAAATCGTGTAGCCTTGGGAAAGGTTATGGATACTATAATTGATAAAAAACTAGAAGAATTAGAAGAAGCAGAGATTGGCTCTAGCAAAGATATTTTAGATATCCTTACTATGGCTCATAAGATGCGCATGGAAGAAGTGAAGGCAATGGTAGAATACGAGAAACTACACAAGCCTGCAGAAATTAAAAATCAAACTAACGTTCAAATTAATGATAGCTTAGGTGGCGGCAATTACGGTCGATTAATGTCACAATTAATGGGGGAGATAATACCCGAAGGAAAGTAACTTATGATAAAAGTTAGTCATGAGGATATAAGTTCGACCGAGATACTTAGCTATCCTCAAGCAGAAAGATTTATAAAATTACCAATCGAGAACTATCTACATCTTTTAGAGATAGAACCTATTGGACCTCAAATCGCACTAATCAATGCCATTAACAATCCTAACTATAGGTTTGTTACGGCTTGTCTTAGTCGAAGAACTGGCAAAACATTCATTTCGAATGTAATTGCCCAACTGGTTACATTAGTACCAAACAGCAATGTTTTAATAATGTCACCAAATTATAGCTTATCTAATATTTCTTTTGAACTTCAGCGTCAACTAATAAAAAAGTTTGACATTGAGGTATTAAAAGATAATGCCAAAGATAAAGTTATAACCTTAACGAATGGATCAAGTATTCGCATTGGTTCAGTTACTCAAGCAGATTCTGTGGTTGGTAGATCGTATGATTTAATATTATACGATGAAGCGGCCCTTGCAGCAGGTATGGATTCATTCAACATCCAATTACGACCTACACTAGATACTACTAATTCTAAAGCAATATTTATTAGTACTCCTCGTGGAAAAGGTAATTGGTTTAAAGAGCTATATGACCGAGGTGGGTCAAATGAGTATCCTCAATGGGCTTCGATTCATTCTGATTACAGAGAGAATCCTAGAGTCAAAGAGGATGATATTAAGGAAGCTAAGAACTCTATGTCAAGATCAGAGTTCGCGCAAGAGTATTTAGCAGACTTTACTACTTTCTCTGGACAAATTTGGCAACTCGATGAAAATTGTATCCAAGACTTGTCAGGAGTAGATTTTAGTAAGCTAGATATAATTGCCGGATTAGACTTAGGATTCAAGGACGAAACAGCACTATGTGTGATAGCACATGATTACGAGGAAGGAAAATTCTACTTTATTGATGAGTACGAAGAATCTGGACAAACAACTAAGTATCACGCAGAGCAAATACAGAGATTAGAAGATAAGTACGGACTAGACTATATCTATATCGATAGTGCCGCAGCACAGACAAGATACGACTTCGCTATAAACTATGACATTAGCACTATTAACGCTAAGAAGTCAGTTTTAGACGGAATAGGATTTGTCTCTGCAATGGTAGAAACCGGTAGGATTACGATAGATAAGGACTGTTTAAATGTTATTGACACGTTTGATAACTATAGATGGGACCCCCGTGAGAATCTTTTGAAGGAACGTCCTCTCCATGACCACTACTCACATATGGCAGATGCTATTAGATACGCATTGTACACACACTCTGGTCACATGGAGATATTAGAGTGAGGTACATATGGCATTAAAAAGGGATCTAGTTAAATACGTTAGAGATAAAGCAAAGTCGCAATATCACAAAGGTGATAAGTGTGAAATTTGTGGTAGTAGTGATAAGTTAGACTTTCACCACTACAATTCAATGACTATGATGCTAGATAGATGGTTAGCAAAGAATAAATACAATCCAAGAACCCCCGAAGAAATTATGGATATTAGGGACAGGTTTATAACTGAACATTATGAAGAAGTATATAATGCTACAGTTACACTCTGTCACCCACATCACGTAAAGCTTCATGGAGTATATGGAAAGCGTCCTTCTTTAGCGACCGCAAATAAACAACCTAATTGGGTTGAAAAACAGAGGTTAAAATATGAAATGGCTTGATAGCTTAATAGACAAATTAAATCCCGCACAAGGAAGTATTGTAAGGGAAGAAGGAGATAATATATATACAGATTATGTAGCTGGTGTTAAATCGGCTAACGCATATGATGATATTGAAGTAATAAATCGTGGAGTTAACATGGTCGCTGATTCAGCTGCGGAATTGCAGTTTGAGATAGGCGAAAGAATACATGGACTAGCCACCGAAACTATTCGACTAAAGAAATTAGATAATTTAATAAATCACGCACCTAACCCGTACCAAAGTGCAGACACCTTTAAGAGAGCGTGTTTTGTAGACTTTATTATGGATGGTAATATATTTATATACTACGACGGCGCGCATCTATACCACTTACCAGCTAAGTCTGTTGAAATAGAGACAGATAAGAAGGAATTTATTAAAGGGTATAAGTATGACACTGTTAAATTTAAAGCTACAGAAGTAATACATATCAGAGATAACTCAGCAGACAGTATATTTAGAGGCACTTCTAGATTAGAGTCTGCTTATGGATCTATCGACAGACTCACTAAAATGTTAAGATTCCAGACTAACTTCTTCAAGAATGGAGCAGTACCTGGCTTAATATTAAAGAGTCCAAATGTATTATCTAATAAAGTAAAACAAAGACTACTTGATAACTGGTCACAGAAATATAATCCAGAAAGTGGTGGTCGTAGACCAGTAGTTCTAGATGGTGACTTAGATATCAAACCAATGGTAGATAATACTTTCAAAGACTTAGATTTCGAGAATGCAGTTAAAGAGCACGAAATAAGAATTTTGAAAGCGATAGGAGTTCCACCGATTCTTTTAGATGGTGGAAATAATGCTAACATTAAACCTAATATGAGATTGATGTATCAAACCACAATAATTCCTCTAGTTCTGAAGTTTTCAGCGGCTATAAGAAAACATTTTGGGTATAATGTATCTCCTATTACGGAAACAGTTAGTGCCTTACTACCAGAAGTAAAAGACCAGGCCGCCTACTTAGCTACCTTAGTAAATTCAGGTATCATGACCCCAAATGAGGCGAGAGCCCAGCTAAGGTTAGAAGCACTTGAGGGTGGAGATGATAGACAGATACCTGCTAATATTGCAGGATCTGCTGCAAATCCTTCTGAAGGAGGTAAGCCTACTCAAAGTGAGGAGGACAAAAGCATTGATCAACTTAGTTTAAGAATAAAAAATTAAAACTTTCACTTGACAAAATTAAGAAATCCTGGTATAATTATAAGTGTTAGTGGATCAGTGCCAACTCAATAAAATTGGAGAAAAGCATGACTAATAAAACTTTAAACCTAGTCGGTTCCTTTGAGAAAATACTCTCAGAGGATACTGATACTTTAAAGATTAAAGGATATGCAAATACTACGATCAAAGATCGTACAGGAGATGTAATTGAAGAAACTGCTTGGTTAAAGGGCGGAATGGACAATTACTTAAAAAATCCTATTGTATTAGCATATCATAATCATTCTAAACCTATCGGTACTACTGTTGATTACAACGTTAGTGCTAAAGGTCTGGAAGTAGTTGCAGAAATATCTTCTGCAGCTGGCGAAGTATACTCTTTGATCAAAGAGAACATTCTTAAGACATTCAGCGTCGGATTTTCCATCAAAGACGCTGAGTATGATAGAGAAAGTGATACTTTTAACATCAAAGATTTGGAACTACTTGAGATTTCAGTGGTTTCAGTACCTGCAAATCAAGACTCTACTTTTAGCATTGCAAAAGCTTTAGGTGAAGACTATGCAGACTTTAAAAAAGAGTACATTGAACCTGAAGAAACGGAAACAATCGTTGATGAATCTTCAGAGGCAAGTAATGAAACTATCCTAAAGGAGAAATTAAATATGGATAAATTAGAAGAGTTAACACTCAAGATGGAGGCTATGGAGAAAGCTGCTGCTGATAAAGCTGCTGCAGAACAAGCTACTATCGAAGCGGAAGTTAAGGCAACACAAGAAGCCGAAACTAAAGCTACAGAAGAAAAGAAAACTGCACAGATTGAAGTTATTTCAACTGGTGTAGAGCGTTTAGAAGCAGAAGTTGCTAAGCGTTTGGAAAATAATGATGCGTCATTAAAAGATCTTATAGAAGGCTTACACGCTGAACTTAAAGAAAACAAAGATGAAATGGAAGCTCTACGTAATTCTAAGATGCAATTCGCTACTCAAGAAGAAGTGGATGCAATCACTTCAGAAGAGAAGATGAATTCAGTATTACTAGCTAAAATCTTAAGACGTGATATGAAGGACACTAAGTACTATGATAACCTAGTAACTAAGTCTGGACGTCAACATGGTGTAGCTGATATAGACTGGGAAACTGAGTTTAATGCAAATGTTTATGATGTGGCAACACAATCATTAGTAGTAGCACCGTTGTTTGATAACATCAACATGTCTACAGAAAACATGCGTATTCCTGTTAATCCTGGAGCATCAACTGGTGAATGGATCCATTCGGGTTCTTACCGTGGTTCTGGTTCTACAGGAACAGCTACTAATACCAACTTAACAGAGATCACACTAGTGGCTCATAAGTTAGTAACTAAGGAATACATTGGTTACGAAGAGGATGAGGATGCATTGATTGCAATTCTTCCTATCGTTCGTGGTCACATGGCTCAACGTATCGCTAATTCAATGGATACAGCGTTACTACGTGGTACTGGTGTAACAGCCGCAGGTGTAACATTCGACCCAGTTCGTGGTGTTGCTTCGTGGGCAACTGCTGCAGCAACTAAGACTCCTAAGGCAGCATCAGCTAAGATTGTAGCTGCTGACTTCGCCGCAGCACGTCGTGCTATGGGCTTACATGGTCAGAATCCTGGTGAGTTAGTATATGTTGTATCACCTACAGTGTACTTCGATTTAATCGACGACGCTACCTTTACTAGTGCAGATAAAGTAACTGATTCTCAGTTAGTGCAAATTAAAGGTTACGTAGGTTCTATCGCAGGATCTAAGGTTATTGTTTCAGATAAGTTTGAAGCAGCAGCTACAGGTAAAGCACACTCAGTGATTGTAAACACTAAGTACTTTAAAACCGGAACACTTCGTGGTTTGGTAACAGAGTCAGATCGTTCTATCGAAGAGCAAAAGTCTATTATCGTTTCTAGCATGCGTACGGGTTTCATTGGTTTAGACCAAGTTTCCGCTACTACAGCTAGTGGTGTAGCACTACTTAAGTATACTTAATACTTAGTTAATAATTGAGGGGCTTAGGCCTCTCAATTTCCCTATTTAACTGGAGAAACGAAAAATTATGCCTCAACTTGTAACATCCGATGAGTACAAAGATTATCAAGGCATTACGTCAGGAACCAGTGATTCCAAATTATCAGTTTTAACAAGTCACGTTAGTGAATTAGTAAAAAATTACTGTGGTCGTACATTTTGCGACTGGTACAATGTGACCAAAACTGAATACTTTGACACAACAAAAATTACAAAAGTTTATACAACAGAATGGCCTATACTGCCTTCTGATTCAACATATTCTATCGATGTCTCATATTCTAATGATGGAGGAGTAACTTATACTGCTTTAGTAGAAAATACGGATTACTTCGTAGACGAAGATGGTATTAGATCTGACATTAGGGACTTAACCCCCTTTTTAACCAGAAATATATTTAAAGGACTAAGAGTAAAATACCGTGGAGGTTACGACTCTATAAGTGTCCCCAAAGATTTAAAATTAGCAACCTATGATTTAATTACTTATTACTTGAGAAAGGAACAAACCCCTAGAAAGACTTTAGGGGAGAGTTCAGTGGAGCATGTTAAGTCTACAGACTTTCCACCACATATTAAAAGGGTATTAGATCTCTATCGTAATGTGGAGTAAAGATGTCTGCAAGAGCAAAGATAGTAAAATCATTAGTTACCAAATTAAATGAGATTGCCGCCACACAAAAGTTCGGTACTGCTGGTTCAGCAGCACCAACATTCGGCAACTTATTAGAATTATTCAATGCGTCACTGAGAGGAGCTACCGCAAGCCTCGATGGAAACAGTGACCTTAGAATAACAAATGCTACCCCTGGTAGCACTTCGAAAATAGCACTTAGAGACACAGGTTCTCGAAGACTATTTTCAAATTTAAGCGGTTATGTAAAAATAAAAAATGCTGTAGATGGTACTGATCCAACTAATGGTTATCAGAGGGTTTTTTTAACTCCTTCTTCAACCGCACAAACCGATCTTACAGGATTAAATACAAGTACAACCTATACTGCAACAGTTACTGTTGATGGAGTCGTTAACAGCGTTTCTATCCTTGGTAGTGAGGCTCACAACTATAATGCTTTAGTTAATAAAGTAGAAAGTTTAGTAGGAGGTTGTACGGTTAAATTTTTAGGAAGCTCAGGCAAGATAGAGATTACAAGTACGTCCCTCGGGGCCTCTTCTAGTGTTTCTATTGTAGATACTGGGACTAATAAATTATTTAGCTCGTTAACACACTATTCTTCGATACCTGCAACTACTGCAGGAATGGATGCTACCGTAGGCTACCAAGTGGTAGAATTAAGTGGTGCTCCTACCGAGTCTAGTTTTACAACTTTAATAAACTTAGATAGTTTTATTTATACTTGTGAAGTTAAAGTTCCTAATATGTATCTATGTGATCTATACCAAAATGTAACTGATAAGTTAGTATTCTGGGATGAAATCGTAGACTTCCCTTTTGTAGGGGTTACTGCAGGAAATGAAACAAGAGAATATTTACCCGGCGCTTTTAAGTGGGGGTATCTAACTCTAACGGTTAGAATATATGTCCAGGAAGAGGACCCCGTCCTAGCATTGGAAAATGTATTATATGAAGTTGAAAGAAAGATAGAAGAAAACTCTGATTTAGGGTATGGAACTAAAAGGAAAGTAGCAGACTTGAGAATTATCTCAATAACTACGGACGAA